GCTTTCTCAGCACCGCCAACAGCCCAACCATAACCATTCAAGGTCATAGCATCTGCTTGAGTCTTTGCTGAAACTTCTTGTAGAGTAGCACGCACTTCTGGAGCCAGGTCTGGGTCTACCTTACCTGCTTCTAACCACTCTTCAAACTGGATACGTAGATTATCTTCAGACTGTCTAGCCTTACCCGTAAGGGTATTGACATCTTGTGCTAAATCAAAAGTCTTAAGAGGTTCATCGCCAGCAAGGGTAACTAGATACTCATCGCTTTGGTGAGCACCAAAAGAAATTACGCCTCTCTTTGGGGCATCTCCAAGCACAATGTAACCGTCAGTAAATCCTGCGGTGTTCTTGCTTTCAGTAGTAAGTTTATCTATACCACGGACAAGTTCACCATCATAAGTGTTCTTGTTGGAGATAATCTCTTTAACTATATTCTCACCACTAAGCACATCTTGTGCTAAAGTATCTTGAGAGAAAGCCTTTAGGGAATCTTCTTGAGCATTCAACAGTTTAGTTACTGTAGGTGCTAAAGTTTCAAATCTTTCTTTTTCTAGCCTTTGTAATTCTTTGGTTCTCTTCATCCAGCCTTTAGAATTACGCTGGACATACTTACCGATTAACTCTTCGCTCTCTTTGGCAGCAGCGGCAATCTCTTTATTGAGTTCTTCTATCTGTGCTGTAGGGCTAAATTCTTTTGCGCTTGCCTTAAATGCAGCGGCTTCTTTACCACCCTTGATAATTGCTCTAGCAGAACCTGCTCCTACCCACATAGATGGGTCTAGGGCTAAGTTTAGGGTAGCATCTATTATTCCAGATAAGACTTTATAGCCAGTTTTGTCTGGATTTGATTCAATTGACTTAGCAACAAAGCGTCCAATAGTAAATGATTCGCCATTTACCTTACCATAGGCACTCATAGCCTTGGATTGGTCTTTACCTACTCTGCTTTGTGGGTCTACAAAGAATCCCGCCCCGGTTTTTACGCCTGGTTTACCACCGAAGACGTCTGCAACAAGAGAACCAAACAGTGTATTCTTGCCACCAAGAGTAGCAAGGTCTTTTACGAACAAACCTGCGTCTTTTTCTTGCGCTAAATCACGAGTTAATGTAGTTACTAGGTCATATGGGGCACGCAAAAGTGCAAAACCTGCACGAGTTGCACCCTTAAATACGTCATATACGTTACCAAGGGTAGCATCATAGATAGAACCAACGATTCCTTTGTCATTATTGACAGTTCTTTTGATTTTATCTACGTTAAACTGGTCTTTTTTTAACTGAGCAACACCATCAAGAGAAACAAGTTTGTTAATTCCTGGTGTATCTGCAGTCAATCCCTGCTTAACCATACCCATAATGAGGTCTTTGCTCATTCCAGGGTACCTAGAAGTTATGTCATAGAAGTTTCTATACATATCAGGCGTAAGTGAAGCCATCTGAATTTGAATAGCACGGTTACGTGCCTCTCCTTCATTAGCATACAAAGCCTGCATAGCAGGTGAAAGACTTGATTTTTGTAAGTCTGCCATTAACGATTCTCTTCGTTGAACGCATTCACTATGTTAGCAAGAATAACAGAATCAGGATTTGCCATTAGCATAGCCCTAGCAAGAACTGCTGTCTGGTCGATTGCGTCAACTGGAGTTTGCAAAACCTCTGGTCCACGGTCAGGACCACCTAAAGCACCATCAGCGATGCTTCTTTCGTTTCCAGGAAGAAACGCATCAGTAGTTGGCATGGCACCAATAAAAGGATTTCCTCCAACAGCAGTTGTTTCTGGAGAATCTGTAGGTGCACCTTGAGAAAGTTCAGTTAGTTCCTTACGTTGTCTGTAAGGTCCACCTGAAGCCTCAGAAATATCTCGTCCTTCGCGTTGAATCTTCTTTACGTTTCCGAGGTCATCTCTACGAGCAAATCTCCCTGGACCACCAGGCACATCTTGCATTGACATGTTTAGTCCTCATCTTCGTCGAAATCGTCTAGTGGATTCTTAATTGGGTCTGCTGGGTCTACTATCCAATCAGGATAACTTGCCCTGTCCATAGCAAATGCTAAGGCGGTTCCTTCATCCATACCGGCTTTACGCAACGCATCATAAACTTCTTTGGTTGCGATAGCCCAAAAATCTAATTTAGTTAATACTGGTTCTTTAATAGTTTTAGGTCTACGCGTCATTTTCTTGACGGTTTTCTTAACTGGCTTTTTGCGAGTAGCCACGTTATCCCCCTAGTCCTGCCAAGATAGTTGCTAAGTCTGGTGCTTGTTGTGGGACCCCACCAGAAGGTTGCCCAGGAGCGACCGGGGACGGGGTAGCCTCAACTGGTCCTTGTGTGCCTGGCGGGGTCATCTCTGCCTGCGCTGGTTGTTCGGGTGCGAACACGGCAAGCGCAGCAGCCTCTATACTATCCCCGTTGCGACGACGTTCAATAACGTCAGCAATCTTTTGAATTAACGTAGATGGGTCTTGTCCCTGTGCAGCCATGGCAGGAATAGCCTGCGCTGTGGCAGTTACAGCAGCGGATAAGTTGCTACGCATCTTTTCGATTTCGATTCGTTGTTCTTCAAGCGATACGTTAACGCTCCATGGAAGTTCACGACGAATGAAATCCTTGGAAACCAAATCGGCTCCAAGTGCTTGCAAAGAGAAAATCAAGGCACGCGATGGGTCTAATCCTGCCATCAAGCCATAACGTACCTCTATCGAGGTGTCATTCTTGATGTCTTTAGAAGGTTTGTACTTTAACTCGTACGGCGTACCCTGTGCGATACCCTTGACATTCTTTTCTTTATCGAAAAGGAGTTCATCCATTTCGAAACATGTCCTGATGACATCTTCAAATACTTCGGTTAGGATTGTCTGTCCAGCCTTGATTTGAGAATCAAATGCACCAAGCAACGCTTGTACACCTTGACCAGTGATGATTGAAGCATCAATGTTTCCGGTGCGACCTTCAGGATAGCGTGCTCCAAGCCGAAGTTCCGACTGTAGTGCTGCTTGCTCCTGAAAGGCTGCTGCTGGTACATCTAGTCTGACACGACCTACACCTGCTGGTGTTGCTGTGCGAATAATCGCATCAGGTCCCATTGGCATATCTACAACATCTGAAGGTACAACAAGTGGTGCTTGGATTGACTTCTCAGCCGCTTCCATCGCTAGGTTAGCAAAGCGAGCACGTGCTAGTTGTACATATAGTACATCATCAAACTGTCCACGCATCTCATTATCAAGAGCAGGACGTCTTGCTACGAATACCGTCATCTTACCAAGAGGATTCGGAGCAGCATTCAAAATTAAATTATTACGTGTAGGCAAGAACAATACGGTTATATCTTTGTCAGTATAACGAACCATCTCAACCATAGTGCTGGTGTCTTGATTAAATCCGTCACGACCTAGGATTGCAAAAGCAAACTCTGGGTAGTCTACTGCTAGTTCACCAATAGTCTTGAAGTAACGTTTAGCATAGGCTGTACATCTACCGAATCTATCAAACTCTGGATAGGCACCCATTGGGTCTTCTACGCGGATGCGAGGTAGGTCATCATCAAAGTCCGCTTCTACGTGTATCGGTAGGAAGCCGTATGAGAAATACCAGTCAGCACCCCAGTACATTTGTGACTGTAGACGTGAATTGTAGATGTAGTTGTTAGCAATCATGCTACGCTTGTCAGCAAAAGCACGTGCCTTATCGTTATTGACGTTGCTGGTAGAGCAGTTAAAAGATGGAAGTGGGGCTAGTACTTCAGCCAAGTCGCGTGCTGCGACATCAACAAAGTTAGCAACCATTGACTTGTCCATGCCTTCAGGGAACAAGTCAGGGTAAATCATACCCAGTTCACCCTTACGTACGCTAAGGATATCCTGCATACGGGCATCGCGGGCGCCGTTGCGAATTTTAAGGTTCTCAACCCGCCTTGCAATCGTCTGGATATCTAATTCCATCATAGTCCTATTCATAGATTGACATCTCGTAGTCGTTTACGTTCATCACGTAACGCTGTTCAAGTTGTCTTCTGGTAGCCCATCTGTTTGTAACATGACTTTGGTTTATATTTACGTTTCCGATAATCTCTTTGGCGCGTAGTTCGCAGAACCAGAGAGCCATCACGCAGTCTGTCTTACCTTTAGTTTCAGGCTTCCAGGTTATCAACTGCTGGATTAGAGCCTTAACCCCTTCTGAAGTATCCTGTGAGGGTAGTTCTAGAAGGTTATCATTTTGGTGTACGCCATTACGCATAGTCCCGAAGAGACCAGACATAGCAGCAACACCAAAGGATGTGTCCCATTTGTTCTTACCTGTAAACTGGCTAGAGAATCTAACCCCTACAGAGGCAAGGTATGAGCGCAAGTCATCATCTAGCGCATAGGCTTTCTGATGAGCGTTAATCTCAATGCGTAGTTCTTGAGGTTGGTACTTGTTTACCCAGTCCTCAATCAAATCTCGAATCTTCTGTGGAGTCGGGTCAACCATATTGACGACATCCAGGATGTATCTCCTGCGAGTATTACGGTCTACAGTCATGATAACTGCTGCCGTGTTACCAGTCATAGCAGGGTCTAGACCCATAATGGTATACCAAGCACCACGTTCTTTAGGGTGTCCCGGTACTCCAGGCTTTAGAGGTCCCCGCTTTCGCATCCGGTTGATTGAACCTTGGACACACGCAGGGGCAAAGATAGAGTCTTCTTGTACATCTTGCTGTTGGTAGACCAATGCCCAGGCTGACGGAGAAACTTCACTCCTTCTTCGAAAGAGTGCCGGGCCGTCCCATTTAGGATATAACCCGTCTCCATCTGGAAGTAAATTCTCATCTGACCCCTCCCACGGAATATGCGACTTAGGCCAGAGAGTTTTCCAGTTTTCCGGCTTTTCATCTAACTCCAATACTGCTGGCATAGCAAAGTAAGTAAATGGGGTTTTACCGTTGGACCAATGGTCTCCGTTTCGAATCTCACGGTATAAGTCGTTAGAGGCGATTCGGGTTCCTACTATCAGTAGTTTACCATTATCGCCAAGACGGGTGACTACATCTCGCTGTAGCCATAGGAGTTGCTTCTCCCACTCGTGGGCATTCGAGGTGGTCACAACGTCATCTAGGATGATGAGGTTGGAACGGGCACCAGTAATTTGACCGCCGATACCCAACGCTTGGACCGTAGGGTCCTTTTCAGTGGAGTCACGGCTAAGATAGATTCTATCAGCCTTCCAGGTATCGGCGTCTTCCTTCCATCCTCCGGCAGAACCGTAGACGGCTTGGAGTTTGCTCCACCGCTCATGACTCAGCCGCTGTTTGATGGAGTAGAGATACTCCTTAGCGCGTTCCTGAGTCTTTGAGACAATCGTAATCTTAACATTGGGGTCCATGGCTATCCGGTAGACGCAGTAGTTCACGGTGATGACCGTACTCTTGGCGTGCTCCGGCGGGACGTTAATCAGAAGCCGTTTAGTGCTGGATGGCTCGTAGGTCATAGCAGGGTGAAGCCAGGAGGGCTCCCGCGCCTCTAAGACATCAATCCAGGACCTATGATGAGGAAAGATGGGGGAGTCTAAGAACTCTCTTGAGAACTCTTCAAACCCAATCTTGTACTTAGCGTCACCTGTGACGATGCTGAGGGCGCGTTCGCCTTCTTCCCTGGCGGCTTCAAGTTCTTTGACAAACTTAGGGTCTTTTCGCCAGTCCTTCATCACGTCAGGCTTCCTACCAGCCCTAGCAAGGGCGTCTTGCAGGTCTAACCCTTGACGGACGAAATCTAAAACTTTGCTCTTGGCTTCCTTTAGTCTGGCAACATTATGATGCTCAGAACCTGATTTGGCAGCCATATAAATCCTCCATAATAAATCCCCCTTCGCTCAGCGCCCCAAAGGCGCTTCGCTACCCCCTAGATAAAGCGAGGCAGCCACCAAGGCTGCCGAGCGGGAAGGATATTCGCTTCCGTGTACCGCTCATATCCTTACATATATACTAACCCGTTCAAATACCTAAAACGAACGCTTTGTTATCAAATTGTTATAAAATATATACCTAAAATAGGACATAGTGGGCACACTCGGAGCAAATACTGGAAAAATATTATTTGCGGAGAGTGTGTACCTAGCGCCCCCGGCGCTATAAAAACTGGGGTCGCTCCGCGACTCGCAGTTGATGAGTGCGACCGCAGGGAGCACCTCTTTGTCTTTTGGCGAG